CGCGCATTTTGTAATTTTGTATTTCCGAAGCCAGCTATAAAACGGCCTATGCCAAATAATGATGAAACGCTAGAAACCACATTAGAAAATATGTCTATATTAGATGATGACGAAGTTATTGGTAAAAATCTCTCTGAAGATGTTATAGATGACTTAACTATTGCTGAAAAATTGGACAACATTGATGGCAAATATGATGCCGATGACATTAAGGATTTGGAAAAGGACGCAGCTGCTCAAAAATTGGGCGACCTAAGTTATAGCAAGCGTATTGCAGAAGCACTAAAAGAGCTTGAGAAAAATGCAGCCAAATATTTATCTAAAGAGGGATTGCAACTTTATAGCCCCAAATTTTTGCATATTTTAGAAAATATTATTGATAGCGACCATAAAGGCATTCATTTATTATATTCGCAATTCAAAACATTAGAAGGTATAGGTATTTTGAAGTTGGTTTTAAAGGAAAATAACTTTGCTGAGTTTAAGATAAAGAAAAATGAAAGCGGAGAATATATTTTAAATGTAGCCAGCGAAGATATAAACAAGCCTATGTTTGCGTCTTATACTGGCTCAGAAACCCCTGAAGAGCGCGAAATTATTAAAAATGTATTAAATAGCAATTGGAAGCTTGTGCCGTCGTCGCTAGTAAAAACGCTGCAAACTCTGTCAGAGAATAATTTCTTGGGACAAATAATTAAGGTGCTAATGATTACGTCGTCGGGTGCGGAAGGTATTAGTTTGAAGAATGTGCGTTATGTTCATATTACTGAGCCTTATTGGCATCCTGTGCGTATTCATCAGGTTATTGGTCGCGCGCGGCGCATTTGTAGTCATAGCGATTTGCCTAAAGAGCTGCAAACTGTGAATGTGTTTTTATATTTAATGGTTTTTAGCGAGCAACAATTGTCTAGCGACATATCTATTGAGTTGAGACTAAAAGATATATCGAAAAAAAATAAGAAGCAAGTCATTACAAGCGACGAATATTTATACGAAATTTCGAGCATAAAAGAGGAAATTAATGCCTCGTTGCTGCAAAGTGTTAAGGAGTCGGCAATAGATTGTAGTATTCATACGCGGGCTTCAAGCACTGAAAAAGACGTCAAATGCTTTGTAATAGGTAATCCAAGCGAAAGCAAATATATATATACTCCAAACATAGAGGCTCAAGATAAAGACGAAGGTATGAAACTAAATAAGAAAAAACAAGTATTAAAATTAAATGAATTAGTATTAAATAAAATTAAATACGCGTATAATAAAGAAACACAAGAGCTCTATGATTATGATAGTTTCTTGAAAAATGAATTATTGCTTGTAGGTAAGTTAGTCACACAAGACAACGGCGCCTATAGATTGGAGAAGGTTTAATATTTAATATTTAATATTTAACATAAACGCCCATATGCTATAATATAACTAAGCATTAATAACGTCCAAATTAGCCCAATAACTAACAAATCTTGAAACATATCTAGAAAAGGGCTTCTGTACATTATTTATTGTTAATGTTAATGTTTAACTCTAACAATAAATATAAAAAGATATAAATCAATTTTTATTATTCAAATATTGGGCGACTTATGGAAAAAGTGCCCTTAATAGTTTAGCGCCTATTTTTTAAATGGTTTTATTAACTATTTATTCTCTCTTTAAATAGCATTCAATTTCTCCATTATTAGCATTTGATTAGCTAATAGTTGCTCTAACTGGACAGACAACTTATCTATTTTATTATGCAGTTCATAGTCTATATTGCTAGAGTTAATGTTTTTTAAAGAATTGTTGGCATTAAATTGAGAGATTTCTTCTAGTTCTTTTTCTTTTTCCATAAGCAAGCCCACGTTTAAATCGACTACTTCAATGCTGGGAGGAGGAGGAAAAGTAATAGATCTCTCTTTTTGTATTTTTTCTAATAGTTCATTCATATTATTACTTGTCAAGGGTTCGTCTTCTTTAACATCGCTAAAATCTATTACTTCGGGCTTTTTCAATGTTATAAGCTCACTAAAGCTCACCTTTTTAGCACTAAGTTCCTTATCAAATTCTTCTAGTTTTTCGGCTTTTAACGTTTCTTTGATTTCAATAGGAGTTAATAATGATTTTTTATAATTAGCTATAGTTGTTACCATATTTTGCAATATAATTTTATTTATAGCAATAATATTTTTAGGGTCGCTAATAGTATTAGAAGAAAGTTCTCTGTTTTCATCTAAACTTTTTAGTATTGTTTTTTCGAATAACATTTGAATATTATTAAAATCTGTTTCAGGTATATTGTTAAATACTTTATTGTTATATAATACATTCCATAAAACCTCTTTATTTTCTTTACTTGTTATAAAACTTGCGTTGCTATTTAATCTTGCATTGCTATTTAATTTTGCTGACATTTATTTTTAATATACTACAAATTAAACACTTTAATTTATAATTTATATAAAAATATAATGTGTTATTTTATATAAAACTAATATGCTTAAATTAGCACTACTATTTTTAGGAATTCAGTATGCATCGTTTTTTTCTATGCCACTAAATACTCCTAAAACTCAGGTCAATTTACATTTGGAACGATTTAATGATGACTTCAATTTATATCATATTGGAATAAGTTTTAAAAATAATAGTAGTTTATTAAGATATGATTATCGCCCTTTTTGCGAACCAAATAAGTGCGACTTTAAAACAGTTAATACTATTAGTGTAAATAGTAATGGCGCAGTTGCTTCAAATAAACAACTAACATTTATCGATAAGCTATATAGATTTTATATACCCGAAAATGTTCCAAATAAAACCATATATTGGGGTGAAACCAGCAAATCGTTGGAAGAAGTGGAGCAATTTGAAAAAACTCTACCAAAAAAATATATATTAGGTATTAATGATTGTCGCCATTATGTAAATCGCATTTCATTATGGGCTCTAAATAAACGCACACCTATATGGAGCCTAGAAAAATTATGGAACATTACGCATACACATACAAATTTGTCTTAATAATAACATATTAATTATTAAAAATTTAAAAATTGAATAATTAATATACAACCATTAAGTAATGCATTATAGCCAAGTTATGGAGTTAGCAAAATTAACTAAAGCTGAGCTTATGTTACAATGCGAGCAACAAGGAATAACAAATTATAAATCAAAAAGCAAAGATGCACTAATTAAATTGCTAGAACCTCAAACCAATACCATTACAAATCCTTCTATAAGCGTTGAAAATATGTGCGGGCTAGAATATTTAAAAACGTTAGACCCCAACTCTATTGATTTAATATTAACAGACCCGCCTTATATTATATCTAAGTCGAGTGGTCTAGATAAGCATTATAATAATGTTAAATATAATGAAGCTAATGACATTAATGAGGTAAAGTCAGAAGAAGAATGGACAAATTATAAACTGCAAAATACTATTGAAGACGACACACATAAAAGCAATTATATTAAATATGGGTCAATATATGGAAAAAAATATTGTGTTAAAACTGACTACGGGTCTTGGGACAGTGATTTTAGTCTAGCTACTTTGGAAAAGTTTATTGAGCTTTATTATAGCAAACTAAAAAAAGGCGGCACATTAATAATGTTCTTTGACTTATGGAAAATTACAAACCTCAAAGACTTATTAGAAAAATACAATTTTAAGCAAATCAGGTTTATTGAGTGGATTAAGACTAATCCACAACCAAGAAATAGTAAAGTCAATTATTTAACTAATACTAGAGAGATTGCACTATTAGGTGTTAAAGACAGCAATCCAACATTTAATAGCAGTTATGACAACGGCATTTATAGTTATCCGTTACAAGGCGGTAAAAATAGGTTTCATCCTACGCAAAAGAGTCTAGCGCTATTTGAAGAACTCATAAAAAAACATTCAAATGAAGGCGATACAATATTAGATACATTTTTAGGCTCTGGAACAACTGCGCTAGCTTGTAAAAACACTAAACGACTTTTTAAAGGCTGCGAAATCGATAAAACATATTATGACAAAATAGTGACGCTTTTACAATAAAAATAAAAAACAATATAAAGGCTAGTGTATAAATTATACTTGGATTATAAAGTAACAATTGTAAAATGATGCCCAAACATTGTAAGCAAATTTTCAAATGCCCAGCGAAATTTAATGCAGTCGCGATTTTTATGCACTTGAAATTCGCCAATTGTTACTCCATTTATGCTAATAGACGAACTTTCATTCCATAGCTTTTTTCTTATATTATGACTAAAGTTAATGCTAGTGGCTGACCAATTTAGTTCTTCTTTTAATACTATAAAGGCTAGTAAATCACTATGTTTATTATAATATAATATAGGACAATCAAAAGTATGCGCACTATAGACATGCAATAAATTTGCAATGTTATTGCTAATAAAGAGCTTGATTTGGTCTAAGCCTATGCTTTGGTCAAGTGCAAAAAACTCGCAAAACTTTTTGCGTGAGGGTTGCCCTAATACTTGCGGACACACTTTGCCGGTCTTATTTTTGCTCGTTTTAGCGCTTAAATGGATGCTAGGGTCATCTACACATTCAAAATCATATTTGCTCCCACGACTTGCGCAATGCCTAATGTTATAATTAAACACATTTTTAAGATTGCTAAGTCTGTTTTTGAGAGATTGTGCTTCAGCCAAACTATATTTATAAGTTCCATCATAAGGCGTATCATAATATAAACAAATTGCCATTTCGAACATTTTGCCCAAATCTTCAGTAAGCACCTTTGTGGTTGTGGTTGCAGCCATAATAGATTATTATTAACGTTATAAGTCTAATAATAATAATCTTTATCTTTAATTCAATTTTTATTGGGTTAATGATAAAATAAATCATTAATCAAGAAACACCGAATTCATTTTTATGTTTGCCTCATTATAATATTTTTTTCTATATTTTTTCATTGTGCTGTCTTTTATGCGTGTATTTTTAAAATAGCTATAAGTTTTATTTTCTTGTAATAATTCTATTATAAAATATAGCGCATACATACCACATTGCCCGTCGCCATATTGATGAGTAAAACCTTCATTATCATCTACTGTTAATTGAATATTTAAATTACGCGCTTGATCCACGATTCTGTTTATTAATACTTTTATTTGTTTTGGCATTCTTGTTCCATTACTATCAAAGTAAAAAACGAACTTTCTAGTCAAATCAACAAATAAGGATATCCAATGTTTTCCAGGTTTATTATGAGGGTCAGTGTTAAATATTACTCCAATTTTGCTAATATTATTTTTAATATGATTTTCTAAATTAAAATTACATAATTGCTCCCACACGCAAGTAGAAAACATTTCTTTTGTATCAAAATCTATAGGTGTCGGCCCTATAAACTTAAAATGTTTATGGGATTTTTCATATTGTTTCATTATTTTAGTTATATCAACACTAGAGAGCCACGTATTGGGCTTTGATGACCAAGTTTCGGGAGAAAACGGCTTAAATATTTCTTTTATTAATAATTCTCTATTATTGACTTTACTTAATGGTGTTTTTTCTAACCAACATAATTCGTCATAGCATTGTTTATCTAATTTTTGCTTGAAAAACTCCCATATTTCTTTACTATTATTAGTCAATATTTTGTCGCTATTATTAGCATTCCACACATTTTTAAATAATTGCAAATTATTACGCGTATAACAAGTATAGTGTTTCAACTCGCTATCGACGTATTTATTTTGATACGGAGAGCATTTCAGTTTGCGAAATTTACGCGTTTTTTTTTTAAATTTGCGAATTAGTTTCTTAAATGTATTATACATATTATTTTATAGTATTATTTAATATAGTAATATAAAATAATTTTTTAACTGCGTTTTTGTGGAAGTATTTTTCTTTTAGTATTTGAGCTTTTTCTAACAACAAACAAATCTAAATTTGTTATGCATTTTTTAGCGCACATACTATTTAGTGTTGCATTATGTAAATTGAAATCATTTAAAGAGGTGTCGTCGCAATAATTCGACTTATTATTGAAGTCTTTAAGCTCTTCTTTTATAGAGTTTTTAAGTTTTTTTTCCTTTAAATGGCTTATTAAATGTAATATATATAACAAATAATACAGCTTGTATTTCTCTCCATTTGCTATTTTAGAGTCATCGCTATTTTCTATAAGTTTTTCTAAAGTTGTTGAATTATATTTAATTATTTGGTCTTTGTAAGTGGCTATGTTTTCTTCTATATTAGTATAAATGTCTTTTAATAAATAATTAGCGCTGAGTAATTGATCTAATTTATTTGTTCTAAAAGACGGGTTATGATTTTGATTTGCAAAATAGCGTAAATCAATATTGTTTATTGCTAGGTCGGCGTTTTGCTTTTGTAAAGTCTCTTGCTCCTTTAATCTCTCGAGTTCTACTTTTTCTTTTTCTTTTTCTTTTTCTTTTTCTTTTTCTTCAATTAAATCTATACTTACTACTTTTAATTGTTTTGATTTTTTCTTTTTTTCTTTAGTTTCTTTAGTTTCCTTTAATGTGGTGCTAGTGTTAAGCATTTTATTATAAATTTATTTTATATTTTTTAATTGAACTCGTGTCGAATTATAAAATACTTCGTTGCCAATTGTTGAAAATCTATTTGGATTAAAGTCTTGAAATTGTTGTTCTCTAAATAATAAATGGCCATCTAAATTCTCATTTTTGGGTGCAAAATTAATGTTGTTTTCATATAAATCACTAGTGCTAGGTGGAATATATGCTTTTTGGTCTGCCTTTTGTAGAGCAAAGAACTGATTTCTCAAAGTTGATTCTCTATCTACATTAGAAGCAAACCCGCAATAATGCATTTTTCTAGTTCCAGGAAAGAAAACAGAACTAGTATCATAATTTCCATAATTTACTATAGGCTCTACTGATTTTACTAGCGGAGCAACCGTCGGCATAAACGTATATTTAGTATTTACTGGCCTAAATGAAAAATTCATAGTTAATCCACTTGATGGATAGTTTCTATTAGAAATTTCACTATTTATAAAATTTTGCTTATCAAAATTAGCTAGCTTTATATTATAAACATCATTATCAATAGTTACACTCATTATTAATAATATAATATATATAATTATAAAAATAATATAATTATATAATTTAAAAAGCTAATATTTAAAGCTTAAAAGAAAACAGAAAAAAACACCTATATAGTTTATAACATTAGCTCTATATTGTTTTCTATAATCAATTACCGCTTAATATTATAATTTAAATAATATTTAAAGTCATTTAAATTATGCTTATGTTGCATTTTGCTAGTAAGCATTAGTGCTTTATATTCTCTCGCTAAACAACGCTTAGCTTCACGTTGCTCCTTCTTAAATTGTTGGAGCCTGTTTTTCTCTTGTGCCTTTAAATAGTCTATGTCAAACATATTTGACATAAGACTATGATTAGATAGCAAGCTCATTAACACAAGCGCTGATGTTGCCATATTAACTTAATAATAAATAATAAATAATAGCAAAAGAAGAAATCAATTTTATTTACTTATTATGTTGTTTGTATATATCACTTTTTAATTTACTTACAAAGCGTCTATGTTTTTTTGAATGTTCTCGTGATAAAACATTTATATAAGCTTTAAAAGGTATTCCGTGGACGTTACCAGAATTGATTATGTCAGTTATATAATGAAGATATAAATTAGCGTTAGGTTCAGCCTCTTCTTGCAGTTGAGATAAGCACGGTGCTAATTTATCTATTGTGTCAAGACTAAAAGTATGCAGCTTCTCATCTAAATGTTTGTAGAAGTCTTCAAGCATATCTTCATTTAACCTAATTTGAGTTGTATACTTATTATATTCAGCAACATTATTATTTTTCAAAAGTTGAACAAGATGATGTCTAATATCACTGCCATTATTTTCCGAAATAGAACTTTGAATAGGAGTTGTAGTTCTATTAAATCTACTAGCTCTACTAGTTCTACTAGCTCTACTAGCTATACTAGCTCTACTAGCTATACTAGTTCTACTAGCTCTACTAGTTCTGCTAGCTCTACTAGTTCTACTAAATCTAACACCTCCTATACTATAAGTTCTATAGTTTTTGCCTGTACGCTTTCTTTTTTTTCTTGTTTTCTTCTTACGCATTTATATTATAAATAAATATTTTATATAATAAATATTTTATATAAAAAAAACACTACAACATTTTTACATTATAAATTATTAGTTTTCAATACCTGTTTTATCATTAGTAAACCAAATCATTTTAATAGTAGCTATATTAGTTCTAATAATTTTATACGATACACTTAAAGCATAAAAACTTATTAATTTATAATAGTCTTCTTCGCGTATCCACTTTAATACTTCATTATAGTTATTATAGTTATATGAAATTAGCACTATATTCGGTATAAAATGCTGAATTTCTTTATGTCCAATAGTTTCAAGCTCTGCCCATTTTTCATTTTTTCCAAACAATTCATAATTATAGTTGTCCAATATATATTCATCCATAGAACCATAATCCTTTATAGAATAATTATACAAATCCAAATATTTTGTCATATTAGATTCGTTCATAACAATAAGCTCTACGCTTTTATTAACACTAGCAATCAAATCATTAGCCTTAAGCATTTTTCTTCTTGGTATTAGCGCTGACAAGTTAGTCAATTTTTTTATATTACATTTTTGTATGATGTTTTGTTAATTTATTATTTATTTCTACAATACATTGACTTGTAGAAGTTTCAAATAGGTCAGGAATAAACGAGTGAATTAGTGCTTTAATTGTTGAAATAAATAATATAGCAACATAATTTAAAGAAATAAACATATGTTCAAAATAGCCCATATTCATTGCTTTTAAATGTTTAAATTCGAAAAACATTTTTGCTATAACATAATATAATAATATTTTTCTAATATTTTTCTAAT